GATCGAAGTGTGAAGAGAACATATGCTAGACACGTCATATGACAAATAGTATAGATTTCGGTTGCAAGACGTTCGTTCGTCAAGATGACGGGTAATTCCTCAGCAATCTTTTGCAACACTTCTGCTTCAGGAAGCAATATACGTGTCATGATCTCCTCCACATATAAATCATCATATTCCACAGTAGATTCGGGTTCATCGCCTTGATGATACACCTTGTCGGTGGTTCTCTCCATGGCATAGGCGCGCAGACTTTTGCGGAATTTTGTAAAATGACTCACGGAATTTCTCACGAGACCTATCGCCTCTTTTTGTTCGATGTGTTCTTTGTCGTCTATGTGAATAACCTCTATAAAGATAGGGTCTAATTTTGAAACTTTCTCAGTGAATACTTTCCAACCATCTTTACACTTCATATAAAGCACACCGTTGTGTTGCTTGAATTGAAAATGGGTCAACATAAAAGGCAACATGATAGCCTGGGCTTCTGCAAAAGACATATGTTTGGTAGTTGAAGACATGTTGTTCGTTCGCTGGTTTGATAACATAGATTGTATATGTCATCAAATATCAATTTTATTGCATAGGATATTGGCGTTGATCGTTTTGAACTTCCAAGGGTTTCGGCATGATCAACGGCAAACGATTTATAATCGACAATGATTCCAAAGTTTTGAAATGAGGTTGAACGGGGGCTTTGGGTTTTACTAAATTGGTCGATCCAATACCAAACAAATACGATTCAATGTCCTCGGAATTGTAAGACATAGTCTCCCTGCCCATATGTCCAATGATGAGACCATCTCCGGCCAATAGTTGAGGACTAGCTACACCGTAAGGTTCGTACGTTGAATACGCGGACTGTTTATTATTCGTCCATTGTTCCATGCAATAATTTCCTGGTGTATTTCGATTACTAGTGGATGCCATGTGTATATTGTATCTAAACTGTATTGTATATAGTTAGTATATAGACTAGATATTATTGTATATCATTATTCACTGTATCTTCTTCTTCAAACATACATAAGAATCCGAGGTTTCGCTAAAGTCGGCTGGGTTAGTAAAATAACAACACAAACACCGGTGAAAAAGAGCCATGTAATCATAAGAAAACAAAACGGCTAGACCGATGGATCGATCCATGGAGATCATTTTCGCCGCTGCAATATCGTACAATTCTTGGAATAGTGCGTTTTCAAAGGTTTTCTCGAAAACAAAATCGAGAATCTTGGATGCGGCCGATTCGTCATAATCCAATTCATCACGAGTTATCTCATCAATTTCAAAGGAATCGTCCATTCCATCTTTTTCTACTTCGGGCGATATCATGCAAAACAAACTACGCATACATTGGCGATATTCTAGATCATTCGAATACTCCAATATGGGTTTTTCAATATTGTAAAACATATCAAGTATATTATTTTAATCAAAGTGATAAGTTATAATTATATCTTATCATTTAATCGAATCCTTTTATACTAGTTTTCTGAAAATCCTAATAAGAACCATTGGCGGTGGATCTATGATTCTGTTTCAAATAAGGATCAGTCGACATTTCTCGTGTAGATGCTCCACCACGTACCCAACCATCAAGAGCTGCTTCTTCCACGGTGTACTTTGAATTTTCTACACGTTCGTTCATTTTGCTACTAGTAGGATATAAAGTGTATCCCAAAAAGCTCTGAGACATAACGGTAGATGTACTCTTGAGATCAGAAACAGACTCACCTTCCTGCAATCGCAATTCCAATGCAGGATCTGCAGATCCTCTTCCTAAATAAGGAACAGTGGCAAAAGGGCGTTGATTTAATTGCAATTTTCCTAAATTTCTCTCTTCTTCTGTTTTCAAGTGAAGAATGGAATCTACGTCCACGTTGGATCCTCCAACACCACTTCCTCCAAAAGTGGAATTCGGAATAATAATAGGTTGTGATGTAGCAAAATCGATTTGAAACGACGAAGGGTTTTCGCGGAAATAATTGGTCGTCACATAATTCGCATAGTTCATGTTTTGCACAGATTCCTGTGTTTTGCACGTAGAATCATTGTCGATTCTATCCAAATTATAAAAACTATAATCTTTCACTGTTGTCATCGTCTTCAACTAATACAATATAATAACAAAATAAATCTCAGTATCTTTATTAATGTCTATCGGTGGATAATATATTCATCTATCAAAAAGATTAGATTATACATTATTCATGTAGCCAAATATATATATATAGAATCACAATAATTGTTACTAACAGTTTACTAATAGTTTACTAACAGTTTACTAATAATTGTTGTATCTAGACATATCGTTTCTCGCACAAGCAAACATATTTCCCTCTTTACATGAAACCATATTACCATAACAGAATTCTGCAAATGCACCTTGATCATTCGGAATCATAGTATTTGCGGTAGAATGAAAGGGTCGCATTGATTGTTCAAACTCAAATTCGTCAGCCAAATCAGTAAACAATTTCTTGGCAATATCGGGTTGTCCAGGATTTGCATCTTGAACCATTTTTTTAGCCTGTTTCAAAATATCGGATTCCACTTTTGGATTCGATGCTGGAGGTGCAGGTTTTCTATTAGGATTGTATTCGTAATCTGGAATTAAAACATTGCTCAATGGATTCTGTGAAGTAGGTGTAGCAAAGGTTTTATCAAAGTTTTCGGGATGACCCTCTTTTTCCAAGAAGAGTGCAACAGTCTTTTCATTATCTTCTCCGAAACCTTCATTCACTATGCTTCTTTGGTGGGCGTAAAATAATAAACAAATAGCCAATAACGATATTGCACAAATGGCTAATAATCGGTAGCTTTTTGTGTAGATAAATGTTAGCAAAGTTAATATCAACACTGTGCGAGAAATAGCATTCAATTTTTGCTCATACGTCATGGATTCGACTGGAAAGAACTCAAGTGCGGTCGAAGAATCTAATAAGACATTTGGATTCACCCCCCAAAATGGAATAGAGGCTGGGGTTTTTTTAGTAAGAGGTTTTGGTATATCAGATTCGTCTAAATTACATTTTGTAGGTTCTTGGACCAATTCATTTATAATAATAGATGGTGGATTTATTTCGGGATCATTCTCTACAACTTGTATATTCATTTTTCCATAAGTTGAATTTGTCGCCATTTATACTATATAGGTATTAGATATATAGTATACACATTTTTACTCAAGACCAGCGTTTGGTTTCCCATATTTTTGATATTTATTTGTCTGGTATTTTTTGCTTAATACACTTTTTATCCATTTGGAAAGTTTCGCATTTATTTTTTTGTGGAACGATTTTAAGAATACACTTGGATTTTTCGCCGTAAATAGGTTCAGTACAACCTTTTTCCAAGGGCGCCGAAGAAGCCCGACTACCCAAGGGCGCCGAAGAAGCCCGACTACCCAAGGGCGCCGAAGAAGCCCGACTACCCAAGGGCGCCGAAGAAGCCCGACTACCCAAGGGCGCCGAAGAAGCCCGACTACCCAAGGGCATCGTAGACCCAATACGTTTGCAAGTTTTACGACGGTCTAATGCTAAACCTTTATTATTGGAAACAGTACATCTTGCACGGAAGTGTTCATAACGTTCTCTAACATCATCATAAGTTAGCCCTGAAGTTTTATGCAACATGGTATTAACAACTTCATGTAAACGATAAACATATTTAGAAAATGTTTCGCGAGATTTCATATGCTTCCACAAGAGGGGGCATTTTTCAAAATTCTTGGACAAATTGGTTCTACATTTACCGCAAGGTAAAACATTTTGTAATTCCAATATAAAATTCCTATAGTGTCGTTTATCATCGCAACTAGGTTTCACAGGATAATTAAAGCTCATTGTGTGTAAAAGATGCCATGCACTAGGACCCCATACTGTAGTCAACATCCCATCATTGCTATCGTAGTGTTTTCTGGTATATACTGAACGCGATCTTACTCTACGTGTTTTTGATTTCATTTCTTATTATCAATATTATTTATTCTTGGACCTCCTTCTATTATATCAATCGATTTTTTCAATTTCAAAAAGTTTGCGTCTAAATAATTCTAAATTATTCTCTCTTTATATCATAAATATACTAAACCATGTCTAACATCGCAACTATTTTATACAATGACTACATTAAACCACGGAGAAAGATTTGGCTTACAATCTTAATGATTATCATATTTGGTCTCCTCGCATATTACGCTTACAAATTGTATGCAAAACCCGTTATAGATAACAGAAAAATACAGAACTTTGCAAACGCTAACACGCGAGACCAAATAGTAGAAATGTATCTTTTCTACGCAGACTGGTGCCCGCATTGCACTAAAGCAAAACCCCAATGGGCTGCATTTAAAAAATCCTATGACGGAAAACAACTCAATGGATACACCATTAAATGCATTGATGTCAATTGCACAGAGGAGTCGGGATCCAATAATCATTTGATACAAAAATACAGTATTAATTCATATCCTACTTTGATCATGGTAAAAGATGGTAATCGCATCGATTTTGATTCGAAGATAACAACGGATTCATTGACACAATTTGTTAACACCGTTTTGCAATAAGTAGAACAATGTATTTCATCTAACGATATCCATTATCCATTAGAGACACTGAAAATAGGTTTTACAAAATTCTTGCGCTCGAAGAGCACCATATTGAATCCATTCTTCTCTTACCTGTTGGTTTGAAACCATATTGTATAGATCATAAATAGAAACGGGTGGCGTATTAATGGATATTTCGTTAACCGCGTTATGCATTTCACTCTTGGACAAAATCCAATAAAAGATTTTGTGCAATAGAAGCAAAATATAATCGAATATACTTGATTCTTCTGTAAAATGTTCATGTATTTCTAGCGTTTTCCGTATTCCCAAAACATGTGATTTATCTATACCATCCTGAGATAAACAGGGTCCGATAGGATAGTTTAGGAAAACCCCACCATCAATGTAATGTTCACCATCTTTTTTATGAGGCGTGAGAAATATTGGCAAAGCAGACGATGCATAGACGGCTTCCACTACTGTCCAGTCGCCATGGGTTTTATGAGACAAATCTATAGTTTTCAATTCACTGAATTGCGTTGTATATAAGTGTAATTCTACCCCAGTTTTTTCATAAAATTCTAGCATAGTTATCGTCAAAGGAATATCCATACCTCCAAACAACGGTTGAAAGATTCCTTCTATTAATTGTATGTCAAATATTCCTCGTTTCTGAAAAGAACCAATGATAGAGTACATATTAAAATCGCATATGTTGTGCCACGGTCGTCTTACTAAATAATTATCAACTGTTTCCCAATCGTATTTGAGCGCCAAAATAACTGCCAAAATAGAGCCGGCCGATGTTCCATAGATGGATTCAATGTTGTCAAAACTCCATACACCTTGTTTATGACTCTCTCTTAATGCACCATAACAAACCAATCCCGAAATTCCTCCTCCGGGTATTACTATATGTTTAATTTGACTATTTATAGTTGATTGAATTATATTTTCCACCAAAGTTTCATGAACGAGATTCAATATATTATTTGATAAATCGACATCCATTGAGATATTAGACTTATACCGATAAAATCTATATATTTTTATTTCGCGAAAATATATAGTAAATACAAAAACACAACAGTAAAAACAGAATCGAACATGTCCTGTTTTCTATATGTAAATGACGAAGAATCCACGGGTAAAATCAATATAGACGATTTATATGAAAATAAACAGAAACGCGATTTGAAACAAGTATCTATTTTCAACAAAATCTTGGCAAGAATACACAATAGAATTGTATTGACGGGACGTAATAAACGCGCCGAACAACATATTTGGTTTATTGTTCCCGAGTTTATCTTTGGTGAACCAGTATATGATAAAGCGGAATGTATTGCATATCTTGTGTCCAAGCTTGAATCAAATAAATTTCATATAAAATATTTACATCCAAACACACTATTTATTTCTTGGTCAAATTGGGTTCCATCTTATGTACGTAATGAGTTTAAGAAAAAGACGGGTCTTGTCTTGGACGAAAGAGGAAACGTTATCGATAAACAAAACCAAGATTCGAATGATCAAGAAGACACACCGGATTCTAGGATGTTGAATGGAGTACCATCACAAAAAACGGGTTCTTCTAAGACGCAAAAGGATTATACACCCATTGATAAATATAAACCAACAGGTAATCTTATTTATAATCAAGAAATGTTTGAAAAAATAGGAAAAAAAATTGGAATGTAATAGCATCGGACACCAAACCAAAAACAAAATAATATGTTTATATAATATCTTGGTTTTTGAATGAAAATACCTTTTTTGCACGATCACATATCAATATATGTATTGGGAGCAATTTTGAAATCCGCGTTGGTTATTTCGATTTTATTAAGTTTTTACATTTTCTTTAATGTCATCGTTTTGAATGATCCTACTTATGAAGCCATTTATTCGGCATGGCAATTTCCTATGTTATTCGCTCTTTTTTTTGAGATGCATTACCACTACAGATTATAGACTATGTATTGTAGATTTTCATTAATGGCTATCGGAGGTTTTGCAGCCTAATGGCTACAAAACAGTAGAAAGTCCAAGTTCTTTTGGTGGATACATTTATCTACAGATAGACATTAATTTTGAATAATTAGGAATGTCTGTATCCTTGAGTGAATAAACAATACTCATATATTCCAATATTTCAGACCCAATAATATTACAGTATTGTTGTATTTTATCCCAAGATTTACGGTGTTTCCGTTCTTCGTTCTTATAATGTAATAAATGGTTTTGTGGATATAGACACGATTCCTCTTTCTCGCGATGATATGGAATATTTTCCCAGGGTAAACGCCTACCACAAGATAAATACATATAAATATATCCTGTTGAAATCAAATCATCACGTCTTGATGCTTTCAAGCCGCTATGAATATAAAAACTGGCATATTTAGGGGTTCCATTGAAAAATTCCTTGGCGACAGATTCAGAATCTGGAGAATCGGATATATTATCTTTTCTATGGTCCTTGTCATCTAACACAGAAGCCAAACCAAAATCGATCAAATGAAGTACATCCCCTTTGAACATAAAATTTTCAGGTTTGATATCGCGATGTAAAATCGAATGATTGTGTATACATTGTACGAGATATATCATTTGTTTTGTATAAGAATTGCATAGTTCTTTTGTCATATTCTTGTCTTTAGCATATTCATCTAATGTTATATCGTAATGGGTCATAATTAAAACCGGACAATCTTCTTGAAGACCAAACCAATATATTAGAGGAATACGTCTACAACCTTGTGAATACAGATAATGTAATACTGTTGCCTCATGCTTCAACATTTTATAATCATTATTCTGCAATTCACGCTTTATTGCAACCTTTTCGCCAGTTCGTACATGAAAACCAGACCAGACATCTCCAAACTTACCCGTACCTATATGTTCCAAGATCTCATAATTCATACAAAAATAATAATGAATTCTATAATTTAATTAGTAAATTGCTGTTGTATTAGTATAATAGTATACTATCTAAAAATCTATATATTTTATTAGGAATAGATTATAGGAATAGATTATAGGAGTAGAGGTAAAAAAAAATGAAATATGAAACACGTATTATAATTTTTGTTATAATCTTATGTATTCTGTGTCTACTAGTTTTAACAAAAGAATATTGGTTTGGTTATAAAGAGGGAGCGCGAACCCTGCCAAGGCCAACACGTCATGCTTATGATAAAGTAAATAACACGACTCTTGAATTTCGCGTGTCGGCTGGACAGCAATCCATGAACCAATGGACCGATCAACTCATTTCACAATACTTCGATGAAAATAATGTGCCTTATACAAATACTGTTTCATTTTATAGTAAGTTTTGTGTATCGCAAGGATTTACCACAAATGAAAATAAAATGAGATTGAAGGACCTTTGTTTTTACTTTATTAATTATGTTATACCTAGTTTACCGAGTGGCACAACTCCAGTTCCAAATATTGTATTGCCGCCCATAGAGTTTAATTCCACGAATTTCAATGCATATGATTATAATGCTTCTGGATTAGCCAATTTAAGTACGAACTATTGGTTGAATAACCCTGGTCCTTCTTTTTATGGTAATCTTTCAGGATTTGGCGGATTTAATAACTTTAATTTGTTTGAAAACACGGACGCGTCTGGTATTTCTGATATATCTGCAGGATCACCTGGAATTTCGGCGACAACGGGAATACCCGGTTCGTCGAATTCGAATAATTGCGGTGGTACATGCCCAAGCTCTTGTTTAGGATCTCTTGTAAATTCAATGAATGGAACATCCGGAACAGGAGGATTAAACGGTATTGGTTCATACAATGCTAGTTTGATCAAACAATACGATGTTTCATTTATTAACCCTTACGATGTTTATAATTTAACTATACAATCAATTAGTCCATATTCTTATATTGGAACTGGAGGTTATTTAATAACCGATTTGCCGAATTTGTATTTGAATACTAATATACAAAAGAGTCCTTTGAATAACAATATCATAGGTCTATTTGCAACGTATTTTGATGTTTCCAGCAGCGACATTTATCAAGGCAGTATTTCGGCTGATCGAGAATATAATCCTACCCCATATGCTATAAATACATTCGATTATTTTACAAAACATTACTTACCGATTGACGATGATCATAAGAACAAACTGCGCGATTTAGCTTTTTATATTATGGAAGAAATCATTCCTGGATTACCTACATCCCCTGATCATCCAAATTCTTATGTAGAATGGAAGCCAATACGATGGTTAAGCCGTTATTCGGTATAATAAATCAATCGATAGATTGATATATAAATGACGACTAAAAAATATACAAAGTATATAGGTATAGAAAAAAATATGAAACTATCCGCTATAAATGAAGGGTTTTTATATATAGACAAAATCTTGGAAAATATAACAAAACCTATTTATTATTCCCTCCTCATTATTCTATATTGCCTCTATTTCTTCATCATTGTAGGAATCTTTTACGTTAATACATATTACATTCAATTATTGTTGAAAGTTATTCAAATTTTCATAGCAACTATATTGATTATCCGGTTTAACCCAATTAGAAACCATACATTCAATGAATCGGATAGCGATATTATTTTCGCAAGTGCATTATTTTTATTATTGAATTCGTTTTTGACAGGAAATACAATCGTATATTTGAAAAACTTAATCGGAAATTACTAGGAAAATAAACAATACAAAAACATTGTATTGTGTATATACATCTTGGACAATGAGACTTTCTCAATTAGTCAAACATGAAAAAAATAATCCGGATTTGGAATCCAAACTGAACATATCAGAAATATTAGAATCCGTTCAAAATATCGATACGGATGAAACTTCTTTAGCGAGCATCACAAGAGAAATAATTGATGTTTTACGTATCCATGCACCAGAACCAATTATACCTTTATTGTGCGAGAAACTAATTGAATATAGGTACATAGAAAGAGTATATCAATTGAAATTCAGCCGTCAAATTTGCTGGATTTCATTAGGTGATTTGGATAAAAAAAATGAGGAATACAAAGATGCCGATGATACAGAAGAATCACAAGAAATCAAAGAACCTTCAATAAAAAGACTCATTAAATATGGAGGCGTATTTGTAAAAATAATATTTACGGATTTAGGAACGAACCTTTTGATAAGAACGAGAAACGGATTTATACAAGTAAAAATGAATAATAATCTCATTTTCCAGCGTCTTTCCGATGATGAAAAAATAGTTATGGGTTGTAGAGATTTATTGAATCACGTATAGTGTAAGAGGGGGGCGTCATTATACCAATACCAATACCAATATCAATTATTGAAAAACTAGGAGAATAACGTTTCATTCCACATCTATGCGGTTTTACGCGCAATTCACGAATTATCTTTCCCATTGAAAATACTGAGATCGAAGTTTTCTTGGACAAATGTTTCTAAATAATTTTCGCGGAAAACTTCGCGCCGGTTTTCGTGTTTCTTGGTGAAGATATATTCTTGATCGCGTTTTTTAACGGTCCATCCTCTTTCTAGGGCATTCATAACAAATGCCATTTTTTTTAATCGTTTTTGATCCAATGGTTTATTTTCCAAATCTATAAATATGGGTGTGGGGGTCGCCATTCTATGTTTTGTATTGTGAAATAAAAAACATATATTTTACGGATTCTTGCGTTTCTTAATCGTTTTTTTACCACCACGGGTTTCTCTTCTGTTTTTGCTGCTTTGTTGTAAAGAACGACGCGTAGATGGATTGCCATGTTTTACACGAGGTTTCGATCGTTTAACTACTCCTGGTTTTTCCAAAGCGGTCTTGATTGATTTATCGGAGGTTTTACTTATAATAACTATATCAGAGACCCCTTTTTTTTTAATTCTAAGATCTGATAAGGGATCCGGTATTATTGGTATTTCTGGTAATTTGACAGTACTGGAGTCGCCATAAAAGAAATTCGTAATTGCTTCTCCTAGTTCAGGAGGCTTTATTTGTTGCAACTGATCTTTTACAGAATTTCTATAATCAGTTTGAAATTTATTAATATATGCCTTTAATTCAACGGTTTGTGATGTTGTTATACGGAGTTTTTTTTCTAATGTCTCATTTATAGCTTTTAAACGTTTTATTTGTTGTGCCTTAATATATCGAAATCTATCCAACAATGAATCCTTTTCACCTTTGCCGGTTATTTGTTCCAAAGAGTTTAAAAAATCTTGCTCAGTGAAACCATCATTTAGTTTTTTGGTCAATGATTGTGTATGAGTAGTTAAAATCCCTGTTCTAGATGTTCTAGATGTTTCATTCAATATATCAATAACAAGTTTTAATGAAGGAGTGGGGGTATTCACTCTTGCAATTTCTTGCAACGATTCTACTTCCTTTTCCATTTCTCGATTTGTGATTTCTTTAATTTGTTCGTAATGAAACAAGACAAATACTTTTTTCCTTAATTCTTCCCATTCCCTCAATTGGTATTTTGCTACATAAATTTCTTTATAATTTTCGACTTTATTCAAATGGGGAATCAATGCATCTGATATTTCTGCCTTATTGACTGTTTGGGTTTCTATAGCATCTATAGCATTCTTCACCTTCGTTTTTGCAACTTCGAATGAAATGGTGGATTTCCAGTCGCTTACAAATGGGTTAACTAATCCCGCTAATGCGTACTTTTCTTTTTTTATTTGTTCATGTATTGATTCTAATGTTTCTTTGATGGGTATATTCATCACCAAAAAATGAACATAATCACCCTCTTTTTTAGGAGAACTATAATAATTAATCAAAGTAGGGGTTTCAGGATACGCTAAACCATATATACCGGCTAATGCATCACCAGATAAAAATATTGCACCTATTTTTAAAATTTTATTGAAAAAAGTAGTCGTTTTTGAAGTCCCGTGGTCTCCAGATGATTTGAAACGTAAAATTACCGCCCATAAATAATACATTTGTTGAATACCGGATAATCCACATATAGAAGCTATATGATCAATAATTTCTTTTAATTTTTTGAATTGTTCATATATATCATCAGATTTGTCTCCCTCTTGCGTTTCAATTATTGACTCTATATAATCAACAGGTCTGTTTTCTTCGATATATCGCAACCCATAAGACAGAACTTTAACAGAAAACCCACCCTTTTCTAATACAAAATATCTATGTTTATATGTAATTGGAGAAGTCGACAACGTTTGTGATATTTTTAACGCAACATAATATCTTAATTTATTATTTTTAAGTGTTGCGAGTCTTAGAGAATATTCTACTGGAGGTTTCGATTCTAATTTTGGATATAAATCAGTATTTAGTAAATCATCATATACAAAATCATACAATGACCGCGATTTGTTTGATGATAGAACGCTATTATGATAATCCCATCTTGAATCCGAAGATTCTTTAACAAGTGTTAATTTATCCTTCATGTTATCACATGCATCTACCTGTGCCAAAGACAAACTTTCACTTCCAGCGCCATCCCATAAACAGCACAATGAATTTAATTGTGTAATACCATTTTCTGGAAAGTTCTTTTGAACCGTCATACATGCATCTAATATCCATTTTTCAATACGTCGGTCTTTTAATTCCGCGTATAATTTTTCGATACTATTCGGCGGAGTTTTTTTAAAAAAATTCGTTCTGTCATCGCTCCATGATGTGGGGAAATCTTTTGTACTAAAATAATAAGACACCTTTATGTTATCACACATTTTATTTAACAAGTATGCAACTTTTACATCCTCTTCAAAATTGTTTGGACTACCTTCGTAATAGTCTGATAATTTTGATGGGTAAGAGCCTTTTGGGATTAGAAATTTTTTAAATATTTCCAACACCTTTTGCGCGCGATTTGATTCACCGTTTTTAGGAAAAGAATTATTTCTACCTTCCGAGCTTTTACCAAAATCATGCAACGAATCAGGTATTAACATTTCAAGATCGTAAATAATAGACTGTAAACACTTGTCGCTTTGAATTTCTTCTAATTTAGAATAAATTTCGCCGCCTTTTTGTTTTGGCGTTTTAGCAATCTTCATATCCCGAATAGATTTATTTCCACCATCAATACTCATGAGATGACTTGTTTTTTCATCTTCAACGTATTCTGAAAAAAGTGTATTAAAAAGCGTTATAAAATTTCGAATATCATTAAAATATTCGACTTCGGCGTCAATATATTTAGTGTATTGTTTTACAATGGATTGATAATGTTTAACCGTCAACAATGTTTTCGCAAACAAATTATCGACCTCTTTTTCAGAGTAGAATTCACATAATTCCATATTATCTAAACTGGACAACGCTTTTACTAGATTCGTACGTTCAATATCAAATAAATGCGAATCTTCTTTTGATTTATCATTTATCGGAATACCGTTGATTTTTTTTTTGACAAGCTTAGTTTCAAATTCAAATGGAAGATGTATAATAGTGGGTTTCATAACTTTTTTAGTACGGTTATGTGAAAATGGAGATAGAGATGGAGATAGAGATAGAGATGGCAAAGGCGATGGAGATCTTCTTCGTTTCTTTGTCATAGAAATTGATCCATATGGTAGTATACCAAATGGGTTTGATGATGGTAAAACCTCAGCTGCCATTTTATGTTATATTTTGTATTATAGTGTTGAAATCTACAATATTTGCATATATTTATTTCATAATAAAAATACATAAACCGTATCCAAGATTTAAATTTACAATAGTGTATTAGATATCATATTTTTATGCAATCTACTCTCCCTAATAAGAAACCGCATCCCAAGAATATCTTATCAATCGATGAAAAACACACTGAAATGCTGGATCATTTTCACAAAGTAGAAACCGAGGATATCCCACGATTAAAAGACGAAATAACCGAACTAAAGCATGCCATTAAGAATCTCAATGAAGACCAAGTAGAACAATACCTAAATATCCGCGACCAAATCGACGCCAAAAAAGCAGAAATTAAGAACCTAAAATCACAGAAAAAGCGCTACTTCTTGGACAATTCGACCTATATTTTCGATTATTTCGAAGAAAAGAAACAAATATCTTCCGGTGAAATAAAAACAGTCAATGTCTTGCATTCATTCTTCAAAGTCCGGTCCAAGAATCCGGATCGCGTAGATCCTGATAAATACACACAGTCCAAAAAACTCTACGAACAATTCTGGAAAAACGTATCCAATGAGTTTATCAAC